ACACCAAATGAGTATTATTTTATGTTTGACATGAGAGACAAGATACCAAATCAATATTATGTTGATATTCAAGTGAATACCAGTGGTGAGAAAGATACTTATAAAAAACAATTAACATTCCAAATCGTAAATAAAAAATGAGTAAGGTAATTAGACTAACAGAAAAGGACATTTCAAACTTAGTAAAAAAAGTATTAAATGAAGAACAAACGACAAACTACATGTTCTTTAGTAACTTAGAGCAAATTAAAAGACAATGTGAGATGTTGTTAAAATTAGACCCTAATGTAGTTGATGGTATAATTCAAGACGGTCACGATTGGGCTGACGACCATGTTAGTGAAGCCAAAACTAGTATGGACCAAGTTTTTGATTTCATGATGAATGAAACAAAAAAACAAGAGTCATATGTAGATTATGAAGATATTCAAGAGGGTAAGAAAAAAACTGGCACAAAGCTATGTCCAAGAGGAAAAGCAGCTGCAAAATCGAAGTTTAAGGTTTATCCAAGTGCTTACGCTAATGGATACGCTGTTCAAGTTTGTAAAGGTAGAATGCCAGGTTTAGACGGAAAAAAACATTGCTCAGGTTCCTATTGTTAATTTGTAAATTTACTATTATCTTTGAAAAATGGAAAACAAAGTTGTAGGTTATATCCCTCGTTTATTGTTTAAAATATATCTCAGTCTAAAAGAAAGGTTTGACCCTACACTCCCTATACCAGAGGAGGAAAAAATTACTGTAGAGATATGTAAAAAGTTGATACTTGACCCTGAATCCAAATTAACATTTGCTCCAATATCAGGTAAAAGATTTATCAAAAACGAAAACAAAAACATGTTTGTTGTGATAGAAAGTCACACAATCAATTTAATAAATCACGTTTATAGTTATTCGGTATACCTCTCAAGTCAAAGCGATTACAAAGACATTACACAAAGTTTCGATGGTGTGTTGGAGAATAAGAGACAATCATTGGAAGATGAAATCAGAAGTAATATTCAACATTCGTTACAAACTATTTTGAAGAAGTTGGATTAGTATTTTCTCTAAGAACTTTTCTTATCAAATTTTTTATACTTTCATTTCTCGGCTTATAATGTGTCATTGTAGGTGCGTTACCAGTTCCTGTCTTCGGTTCTGTTTTTTCAGCCCTTCTTTTTTGTTGACAAGCAGACCTTTTTTCAGATGCACTCATTTTTGCCGCAACACCAACAGCTCTACATTTTGGATATCCTTTATCTTTAGCCTCAGGTCTACCACACGGAGGGTGTTTACCATTTTCTTTTCTACAAATATTAACCCAAGGACCTTTAGGTTGATTACTACCTTTTGGTTTCTTCTTTGTCCCAAACCATACCGCCAAATCTTCATTTAAGAATTCTTCTTTTAAAGGACCCACGGCTTTTTTTATAATTTCTTCAGGATTTCCAATTTGAGCAATATTACTGCCATCTTCATCATTTTGACCCGTATAAAACTTTTTTAGGTAATCATCAATCTTAGATAATTTTTTTGTTCTTTTTTCTATCGCAGCTCTTTTAGCAGGACTTTCTTTAAAATCTCCATCAGCCTCTTCATATGCTAACTCAGCATTCGTGTAATGATATACAGGCTCTACAAACGGACCTAATTGGTCCTCCTCCCAATCTTGTGGTGCTAACACAATAGGAACTTTGAATTTTCCTGAACTACCTGAGCCTGTGGCTTCTTTTATTTGTTTTCTTTCTAACATGATTACCTTTGTATAAATATCAACAAATTTCATTATGGAAGACAAAAAACAACCAATTGGAGAATTATTTGAAACAATTTCTTACTTCTCTCCTGCAGACATATCAAATCTTATTGACAGTCTTAATGAAGAACAATCAGTTTATATGATTGGACTAGCGATTAATATGTGTTATTATAAAAATTTATTCACTTTAGAAGAGTCTGAAATAATCTCTAAGTCATTACGTGTTTTGAACGAAAGTCGATTATCTAAATAAAAAAAGGTCCCCATAAGGGACCTTTTTTGTATCGTCAAAGAATAGATTATCTCAATTCTTTTAAGTCGAATGTTCTTACGCCATCAACTGTGATTCTACCGTAGAATCTGTTGTTCACCATCTTCTTAGCGTATCTAGTCATGATACCTTTGATTGGAGTGAAGTTGAACGGATTGTACATTGTAGGTGTAAGTTGTAATGGAACGTATGGTGCGTAGATGTAACCTGTGTCAAGTAAAGACGTTCCTTTGTGTCCCAATAACACTTGGTTTGGTGGGAAGTAAGGGTCTCTATACACTTGATATCTACCAGCTAAAGTACCAACTCTTTCAATACCCATGTTGTATTGGTCTTGTTCAGGAGCTGCGTTTGATACGTGGAAATATTCCAAATCATCAAAAATTGCACTGATTTCAGAAGAAACAACAATCCAGTTAGCACCACCTCTTAAAGTAGACTTATGGATTTGAGCAGAAACTTGGTTGATTGCTGTGATAAGCGTTTGGTTCCAGTCTTTTTGAGTGTAAGGAACTGCGTTAGTACCTAATCTCTTCCAACCGTTGTAATCCCATCTTAAGTTCCATGCTGCACCTTTTCTAAGGTCTCTTAAGATTTCTCTATCGATTTCAGCCGCAACTTGCTCAGACAATAAAGCTGTTAATTCAGCTTCAGCATCGATGTTGTGGAATGCCGCAACGTCTTGTGCCATTTCTGGAGACCATTGTGCTCTTAATTTTCTTTCAGTTACAGAAACTGTTACTGATTGTAAATCGAAAGATACTTCACCAATTCTATCTTCGAATTCCAAGTTCTTGTAAATTCTGTAAACAGGGATAAACGCATTGTTTATAGCTGTTGTTGAAGAGAAAGTTGAACCTGTATAACCGTCGATTGAACCACCGCAAGAAATACATGCAGGAACCTGAAGGTCTACTTCAAGATAAATTTGACCATCAACGTCACAAATGTTGTCATATTGACCACCACCTGTTTTCGAAGTAGGGAAAAGTGCAGTTGCATTGTTGTTACCGTATTGAACGATACCTTTACCATATCTTTGAGTTACTACTCTGAATAACAATGGACCAGTTGGGTTACCAACAAGGTTTGCAGATGTTGCAACTGTAGGGTAGATAGTCAAATCAGACAAGAATGATTCGTTGTCGATTGGGTTACCATCAGGACCAATTAATTTACCAGCTCCGTCAGATGCGAAACCTGACATGATAATTAATACTTTTCTGTAGTCATCAGTTGCATAAGCAGCTGGGTCAAGGTTTAACGTAACGTTATTCCAAGCCGCGGTTACTGCAGAACCTGTAACAGCAGAAAACGTTCCTTTAGAATAGTCATATAAACCTGGTGGGTCTAATGCTGGTTCTTCACCCTCGTAAAACTTGTCATACAATGTTCTACCTGTGTTATAGTTATAACCACTGTTTGGTGAATCTGGACCATTTGGTGCCCCATAAGGTGCGTAGTGTTCTCCAAAATTTGAAGCAGGGTCACCGCCTACTTCGTAGTTTTGGATGTTAGGTACGAAGTAGAACAATTTACCGATTGGTAAGTTCATAGCTTGTACTGATACGATATCGTTTGCTAATAATTTAGAGAAAACTCTTCTAACGATAGGGAAAACCACAGTTTCGAAAGCACCTGTATCTGAAGTTGTTGAAGCTTCGTTGATAAGGTATGACGCTTGGTTTTCGTAAAGTTGAGCTACGTTCTCTCTCATGTGACCTTTAAGACCCTCTAAGAATCCTAATTTGTCCCATTTTCCGATTGTGTCTTCTTTGATAACTTTAAGGTGCTTAAGACCGATGTTACCTACAAGACCTGATTCTAATAATGCTCCCATTTTAAAATATTTGTTTTGTTTTATTTTGTTTATTTAATTTTTGTCATTAAATCCTTCATTCTTAAGAATTGTGGATTTTCATAAGTTTTTGATTCAATCAATGTTGTTGATGAACCTGTTGAAACTGTATTATTTATTTTATTTCCAACTGATTCATTAATTGATTTTGAATCAACCTGACCTAATTCGTCTTTGATAGACTTATAAAGATTTTTTGATTCTTTAAGAGTTTCTACTCCGTCAAATCTTCTCAGGATATTTATTTTTTCTTTCTTAGTTGTTGAATGTTCAGTGAAAAGTCTAGTTGCGTATGCTAAATTAGAGTTGAAGATTGCTACTTCAGTTAATTTTTCTCTAAATACATTTAATGCTTTTCTATACTCTTCGTTCTTTTCTCTCAACATACTAACTTCTGATTCAAGAGATTCAACTTTGACACCACCTTTACCATAAACATAGTTTCTGTTGTTAGTAATGCCCTTTCTAAGACCTCTTCCTTCTTTAGAACCCATTCCATAAGTTCTTGCAGCTTCTTTAGTTTCAGCCTTTTCATAATCTTTTCCACTATGAGTTTTAGACTTATCACCTTTGTTACCACCAAACTTTTGTTCGTAGTCTCTTTTAGAACGAGAATCGTCTCCTTTGTTGCCTCCGAATTTACCTTCTTTAGTTTCTGCTTTAACGACTTTAGACTTTCCTTCCATGTTCGCGCCTTTCTTATATTCGAACTTAGCTTTACCTGTGCCAACTGATTTAGGTCCTTCTTTCTTATCTTCTTTAAATCCACCTTTAGCAGATTTGTTGTAAGAGAATTTTGGTCCACTTCCTTTAACACCTGGTGCTTTCTTGTGACTGTAAGCTTCATCTAAGCTTTCTTCCCAATTTTGCTCGTCCATTTCTTCTTCTTGCTCGTCCATTTCTTCTTCTTGCTCGTCCATTTCCATGTCAACATCAGAATCAACTTCCATGTCAACATCTTCCATGTCGTCATCGTCTTGTTCGTCAAATTCGATTTCATACATAATCTCTTCATCATCTTCAACGTCAACATCCATGTCTCCGTTTTCGTCTGAATCCGATGAGAATAACTTTTCAATAACCGCATCTACATCTTCGTCTTCGTCCATGTAGTCTTTACGAGATTTAGAAATGTCACCTTTGTTACCACCATAATGAGATGATTCGTCCATTTCTTCCTCTTCTTCATCCATTTCCTCTTCTTGTTCGTCCATTTCTTCTTCCATTGATTCTCCAAGTTTTACCAAGTATTCGCTGTCAGAATTGTTATCA